AATCAAGGTAAACTCAAAGAGTTGGCGGCGATTAAAAATCCTGTACAGTTTGCTTATGCAGTCTCAAAATTGGAGAACACAATGAAAGTCACCAAAAAAACAGCAGCCGCAGAAGTGGAAAAAATGCCGCCATCGTTTGGTGGTAAATCTGTTGCTTCTGCTGACAAAAACCTCGACCGCCTTCGCGCTGAGGCTGAAAAGACCGGAGATTATTCAAAGGTTATGCAGTATAAAAAACAGCTCAAGGCTAAAAAATAATTTAGGAGAAATACCATGAGTAACGCATTTTCAAAAGAAGAACGCGTAGCGTTTGAAACCCTGTTAGAAGGCTTCAATGATGCGGAAGTAATGAGCCGCAATGTTGATAAATACGCCACTGACGGTATGACGATGGCGAGAGCAAACGACACCATGTGGCTTCCTCAGCCATATATCATGCAGTCGTTTTCCGGCATGGATCAGACATCAAACTTCAAGGATGTGACGCAGCTTTCTGTGCCTGCAACCTTGGGCTACAGCAAGTCCGTTCCGTGGACAATGGACGCGAAAGAGCTGCGCGATGCGCTGCAGGAACAGCGTCTTGGCGATTCTGCGCGTCAAAAGCTGGCTTCTGATATCAATGTCGCTGTTTTGGCTGCTGCTGCCACTTACGGCGGTTTGGTTGTCAAAAAAGGCACACCGACTGGCTTTGATGACATCGCAACTTGTGATGCGCTGATGAACGAAGTGGGTGTAGAGCAGTTCGACCGTAAACTCGCATTGTCTAGCCGCGACTACAACCGCATTGCTGGCAATTTGGCTGGCCGTCAAAATCTGGAAAACCGCACCGAGACAGCGTATGACTACGCTCGCATCGGCATGGTGTCTGGGTTTGAGTCGTTCAAGCTGGATTATCCTAAGCGGTTGCAAGCGGCTGGTGGTGGTGGCTCTATTACTATCGACACTCGCGTGGCTGCTAACAACTTCTACACGCCTCGCGCAACTAGCACCGCTGTGACGGGTGAAGTTAGCAATGTCGACAACCGCTTCCAGACCATCACTGTTAGCGCAACTGCTGGCGTTGCAGCTGGGGACTCGTTCACCATCAACGGCGTAACACAATGCCACTTGATCAGCAAAGAGGACACAGCTCAGCCTAAAACCTTCCGCGTGGTTTCTGTTACTGACGGCACTCACTTGGTTATCACGCCGCCGCTGATTTCAGCGCAGGGCGCGAGCGATGCAGAGAAGCAGTATCAGAACGCGAAAGTGGCTGGCACTGGTCTCGCAACCGCTGCGATCACATGGCTGAACACAGTTGCTTGTGCAATGAACCCGTTTTGGCACAAAGGCGCGATCAAGTTGTTGCCTGGCAGCTATGCGGTGGATAACAACACAGGCGCTTCTATCCTGCGCGGTAAAACCGATTCGGGCATTGAAGTTGTGTTGCAGAAGCAGTATGACATTGCGACAATGAAAACGCGCTTCCGCGTGGATACATTGTTCGGTGTTGTGAATGCTGCGCCTGAACAGTCTGGCATTTTGTTGTTCGATCAGACCTAAGTTTGCGGCGGGGGAAACCCCGCCCATTCTTTTTTGGAGTGTGTATGGGTTGGTCAAAACGTCAATTTTGCGAAGCGGCTTATGAAGATATTGGTCTTGCTGGCTATGTTTTTAATTTGCAGCCTGAGCAATTGCAGATTGCCGTCAAGCGGCTTGATTCGATGATGGCGAGTTGGAATGCGCGCGGCATTCGTCTTGGTTATCCAATTCCAGAAAATCCAAAGTTCACAGATTTAACAGCAGATACTAATGTGCCGGATTACGCGAACGAGGCGGTATATAAAAACCTTGCGCTTAAAATTGCGCCGGTTCACGGCAAACAGATTGCAGGTGATCTTCGAGTTGATGCGAAGGTTGCCTATAACGCGATGCTGACCAAGTCGGTTGGTGTGCGTGAGATGGCGATAGGGAGATTGCCTGCGGGTGCAGGTGCAAAATGTCCTACTAGCCCGTTCATTGAGCGAGCTATTGATGATCTGCAATCAGGGCTTGACGGCTATATTGAATATGCAGGAAATGAAAACGCAAGCGGTGAGGATTTCAGCTAATGCCACAAATTAACCAGCTACCGACAAGAAAATTAAAGGCGGGGGATTTATTGCCGTTTTTCAGTTCCGCTAATGGCGATGCCGCAAAAACTTCCATGTCGGAGATTGCTGCGCTTGTTGCGGAATTGAACGCGCAGAGCCCACAGGCAGCACAAACGCGGTTTGGGCTGGCAGTTCAGCCAGCGAACGAGCTTGATTATTCCGATGCGGAAACGGGCTTTTGGCTGGTTCTTGCGATTGCTGGAGGTGGAACGCTTGAACTGCGTTTGCCATCTGTGACTGACTTAGCAGAAGGCACAGAGGTTCGAGTTTCGGTTATCGGCACAGGCATTACAACAACAACATGGCTATCGACTGACGCCACATTTGATTCAATGATTCCCGTTGAATTGCAGAACGATCACAGGTTCACGATTAAATATACGGCGGTGGAGCAGAAGTGGTATCTGGTTAGCACTGCTGCTGAAATGTTCATGCCAGAAAATCCATTCCCATCGCCATCGCCATCGCCATCGCCATAGCCGGAGTGAGTGAATGAAGGTACCTATCCTGTCAGGTATTTACGCGGACAAGACTGGCAATGTCAGAGCCAGTTATCCGGTGAATATGCGCCCAGTGCCTATGCCAACAGGTGTGAATGACAGCTATTTGCAGCAGTGGTATGGGATAGACAAGATAACCGACACGCTTGGGTTTGATCGCGGCGGGATCAATTGGAACGACACGCTGTATCGCGTGTTCGGGACAAAGTTGGTTAAAGTCTCTGACATTGGCGACGTAGATGTATTGGGCGATGTAGGCTCTGGCGGCAATGTAAAGATGACATACTCATTTGATCGTCTCGCAATCAATTCCGGCGATCGTCTGTACTATTGGGACGGCTCAACATTCGAGCAGGTAACCGATCCAGATTTAGGGGAGGTGAATGATGTTGAGTGGGTAGATGGTTACTTTATGACCACCGATGGTGAGTTCATTGTGGTCACTGAATTAAATGACCCTATGAGCGTGAACCCACTAAAATATGGCAGCGCTGAAAGCGATCCTGATCCTATTCAGAGAATAATCAGGCTGAACGGACAAATGTATGCAATAGGTCGTTATTCGACTGAGGTTTTCCGCAACATTGGCGGCTCAAACTTTCCTTTTCAGGTGGTGCGCGGTGCAACTTCGGCGCGCGGTTGTGTTGGAAATCGTGCTGCCTGCGTGTACAACAATGTTATCTTCATGGTTGGCAGTGGCCGCAATGAGGATATTGGCGTGTATGCTGTGGGCGATGGCGGCAATCAAAAAATCAGCTCACAAGATATAGACAGAGAGCTAAACGCATACCCGCCTACTGTGCTGAAAAATGTGCTAGTTGAATCGTTCCAAAAAGATGGTGAATTGTTTTTCATGGTCCACCTGCCGGATAAAACTTTCTGCTATGACATTGCGGCAACACAAATACTTGGCTATCCGGCGTGGTTTGTTTTGTCTAGCGGTGTCAATGGCGCGGGGATTTATCGCGCAAGAAACCATGTGCGATGCTATGGAAAGTGGTGGGTTGGCGATCCGAAAGATTCCAAGCTAGGCGTTCTTACTGATAAACCCACTCAATGGGGTGAAGTGTTTGGGTGGTCATTCTCAACGCAGATGCTATACCTTGAAGCGCACAATGGGCTGATACATAAGCTGGAATTGATCGCACAAAACGGCGCAGGAAATTATCACAAAGACAACACAATCTACACGCAATATTCCGATGACGGGATAAGCTGGAGCCAGCCAGCGTATGCGAACGCTGGAAGGTTTGGATCTACGCGCAAAAGGATCATGTGGCTTCTGCAAGGCATGATTAGGCAGGTGCGTGTGCAGAGGTTTTTCGGCAGCAGCGATGCAAACCTTACGGTGCATTGTTTAGATGTTGAGGTGGAGGCTCTGTATGTCTAATTCTTCTTTATCGCTTAATCGCGAAACGCTGGCAAGATTCCTGCCAACGATGGAAGCTATTATTGCGTTTGAAGAACTATTTGATACGGTAAACATCGCGCAAGTTGATACAAATGAGGCGCTAGAATCCGAGATTCTGGCTCTGTATTCTAGGGCTGCAGGACAGGCGAGAGACATAAAAAACTCGTTTGATCTTCTGCTTTCCGAGCTAACGACACGGCGGCATAGCATTGATAAACTGCGTGCAGATGTTGATTTGATAAAACATTATTTGGGGATATAAATGGCGATCACATTCCTACAATTATTTGCTCCGAATGTAGTTAATGACGCAGCGGTAGAAGTGTTGTACACGGTTCCAACTACACCAAGCAGCACAATCCTTCGCAATGGCAGGGTGCGCTTTTCTAATACGACCGCTGGAGCCGTGACTATAAAAGCATGGTCAGTTCCGCCGTCTGGTTCTGCGTCAGAAAGCAATGTGTGCTTGCCAGTTACCAGCATATCAGCGAATGAGTATCTTGATGTTGATGTTCCAACTATGTCAGCAGGGTATACTTTACGGGCACAGGCCGGCGCAGCTTCAAGTATCACAGCAACCAACCTAGACGGCTTTTTGCAGAGTTAAAAATATGGATTTAGCTAATTTAACAGAAAAAGAAATTGCCGCGCTGAAAGTTGCTGCGTTTCGTGATCAGGTTTTCGACTTGCAGCAAGCGCTAACGGCTGCTGTTGCGGACAATGTATTGCAGCGCGATTCGTCAGAGTTGTTTAATCATTACGCTAAAGGCGTGTATGCGCGCACTCTGGCAATGCCTGCTGGTAGTTTGATTGTTGGGAAGATCCATAAATTTTCGCACCTAAATATCATTCATAAAGGCAGAATCCGCGTACAAACTGAGGACGGCTACTGCATTTACGATGCGACAGAGTTCCCTGTGTTTTTTGTCTCGAAAGCTGGCACAAAGCGCGTGGTGTTTCCTGAGACCGACACGATCTGGACAACAATACACCCGACCGGATGCGATGAAGTGATAGACGACTTGGATTATTTGGAGCGTAAGCTGTACGCGGACAGCTACGATGAGATGCCGAAATTAGAGAGCGTGGGAGGTTGATATGTCGGTTTGGGCAGCAGGTGGAACAGTATTGGCGGCAGGGATTGGCTACGCCTCAACACAAAGCGCGCAAGGCGCGGCGCAAGGCGCACAAGAAGATGCGTTAGCGCAGCAACAAATGGCAATGCAGCAAATGATGAATATGCTGAAGCCGTACCGAAAAGCTGGGGTTGCTGGATTGAATGCACAGCTTGATTTGCTTGGGCTTAACGGCACAAAACCGCAGCAGACCGCTATTGATGCGCTGGAAGCATCGCCATATTTCACTTCGCAAGTTAAAGCAGGTGAGGAAGCGTTGTTGCAGAATGCGTCAGCTACTGGCGGGCTGAGGGGCGGGAATACGGCTGCGGCTTTGGCTCAATTTCGGCCGCAAATGCTAACGCAGACAATCGAGAATCAGTACGGGAAACTGGCTGGATTATCGGCAGCGGGTCAGAATGCGGCTGTAAATACAGGGGTCGCAACGCAGGGATATCAGAGCAATATCGCAAACATCATGGGCAACATAGGCAACATTGCCGCTCAGGGTGCGATTGCACAAGGGACAAACTTGACCAATTTAATTGGTGGTCTTGCTGGCGCGATTGGGCAGTACAAAGGCGGGAGCAGCACAGAGGGGTTGCTTGGTGGTGGATCAGGCTCTGGTGTGACGAATAACTATGCGCCGCGAACAAATGTTGACGGCAGTTATACAAATCTTGGTGCGGGGATTCCATAATGGCAAGCAATCCTTTTTTAATCGACGCGCCGGATGTGGCGATGCGCTACAACCAAGGATTTGATATTGGTCGCCAGCGCGCAATGCAGGATCAGGCAATCAAGGATCAAGTAGCGGCGCAGCAAGCACAAGCGGCGATGATGCGGGATATAAATTCTGTCTCGCAAAATCCAGCGGCAACCGCAAAGGATTATGTCGGTCTTATGATGCGTTATCCTTCTATGGCGGGGAACATTAAGGATTCGCTATCGACGCTGAATACAGCACAGCAGCAGTCGATGATGTCCGATATGTCTCAGATTTACGCAGCCGCACAAAACGGGCGCTCAGACATTGCCACTACACTTACGCAGCGACTCTATGATGTTGCTCAAAGCTCTGGTGATGAGCAGGGCGTGATGCGATATGGCGCAATGCTGGCAGGACAGCAGGCAGATCCGAATTACCTTAAGAATACTTCCGGCATCGCAATGTCGGCAGTGTACGGCGACAAGTTCGCTGATATGTTTCCGAAGGTTGTTGAGGCGCAGCAGAAGGTGGAGTTGATGCCGTACACCACGCAGGAAGCGGCAGGGAAAGGCGCAGAGGCGGAAGCAAAAGGCGCTCTAGCTTATGAATCCGGACTGACAGATATCGAGAGTAAAAAAGAAGAAACGAAAAGTAAGGTTTTGCAGCGCAGTATTGACGCTAAAAAACTCGCACTGGAAGGCGAGAAAAACGAGATAGAGCGTCAAAAGTTGAAGAATGAAATATCGAAAGGCGAAGCTGAGTTATCGAACAAAAGAAAGACAGCATTTTCACAAGCGCAAGGAAAGATTGATGGCGTTCAAGATTCGATTGATACCATCGACAGACTGTATTCTCACGGCGGCTTTTCTAAAGCGGCTGGCACAGGCGCATCGTTAGAAGGCTACCTAAGCAGTAGTGAGGGTGCTGGAGCAAAAGCGATACTTGATACTGTT